TATTTTTTCTATAATACTCGTAATTATATTTTTTTCGTTCTAATTTATCCATTGTTTTTAATTTATTTTACTTTCATCCCAATTTTTGGGACATCCATAAATATTGCGAAAGAGGGGAAGACGATAAAAACATTAAAGGATTTTTAAGGGATGGGGATATTTAGTATTTATTGTAGAATTATTCTATATAATTAAATTTTAATCTTTAAAAAAAAATAAATCATGACTAAAGATGAACTTAGAGAACTAGCTAAACAAACATTTGGCTTAGTTGAACCTCAAGCTTCAGAAGTAGTTGAAGAAAAATTTGCTACCGCTACGCTAGAAGACGGAACAAAAATATCTAATGACAAAGGCAGTGAATTCGCTGTTGGAGATAAGGTATTTGTTGAAGTTGACGGCGAATTAAAGGATGCACCTGAAGGAGACCATATTACTAAAAGTGGTATGTCTATAACTTTAGATGCAGACAGCATCATTACTGGAATGAAAAGACCAGATGAGGCAGGAGAAGGTAGTGAAGGTTTAGCTGAAGAAGAAGAAGATATGAAATCAGTAACAGAAGAAATGTCTACTGATAAAGTTGAATCGACTGAAGAAGTTAAAGCAACTACTGATGAAAAATTTGAGGAAAAAGTAATCGAGGAAGAAATTAATATGGCTTCTCTTGAGGATATCATCGAGGTAATCGGTGAAGTGGTAGAAGAAAAGATGAAGAAAATGGATGAAAGAATGAAAGACATTGAAGAAAAAATGTCTGCATTTTCATCTGAACCAGCTGAGGAATCAGTAGTGGCATCTAACTTTTCAAAAGCAAAAACTAACAATGAAGAAAAACCACTTAATGAAAGAAGATACTTCAATATGTTAGAAAAATTAAATACAATAACCAAAAAATAATTTAAATTATGAGCTTAAATGTATCAGCGTTAAATGACTTTAACAACGAAACTGCTGGAAAGATTGTACTAGATACAGTATACAAAGGTAATACTACAGAGTATGTACAAGTGCAAGAAGGAATTAAATTCCAAGAGCCACTTAACCTTATCTCAGTAGATCCTTACTTCCAAGGAGGTAATGCCGTAACTACAGCATCTGGATCAGCAGAATTTACACAAAGAAACATAACAGTTACTAAAAGAACTGCTTATGATTCATGGAACCTACAAGACTTAACAGACAAATACTTAGGTGTTTCTGTATTGCCAGCAGGTTCGTATGAAGAAACAATGACTATTCTTAATGACCTAACAACTGAGTTAGTTCAAAAAGCACAACAAAATAATGATGAGTTTATTTGGAACGCAAGTAGTGGATCTCAATTCGCTAATTCAACTGTAACACCAAATGGAGATGGATTCAAAGCACTTATTAGTGGTTCAACAACAGGTGTTGTTGTAGCTACAGGTATTGGTGCTACTCCAATTACAGGATCTACTGCATACGACCAAATTACAGGTATGTTAGCACAAATGGATGCGAACGTATTAGATACTGATTTAACTGTATGGTGTGGAACTAGAGTATTCCAAAGAGTAATTAACGGATTAACTACTCAAAACTTATTCCACTTTGATCCTACAACTGTAGAAAGAAGAGGTGGTTTCTATGAAGTACCTCTACCAGGATATCCAAACGTAAAAATCGTTGGTAACTTCGGATTAAGAGGAAGTGAAAGAGTAATTATTGGACCTGCAAGTGATATGGTTGTTGGAACTGATCTAGTATCAGATACAACAAATTATCAACTTTGGTTTGATATCAATTCAGATACACTGAAATATAGATTAAGAAATAAACTAGGAGTTCAAATTGGACACCCAGAGTATTTCGTATCAAACGATTTAGCATAAGTATAACCAATTAAAACCAGATAAAAATTATGGCGTGTGAAATAACTTCAGGATTTACGCTCGATTGTCGAGACAATGCAGGAGGAGTAAAAAACATTTATATACTATCTGGTTCAATTGCAGGAACCACAGGTGCAACTAATGGTTTGTTAACAGCAATTTCAGGTTCAGGAGAATTCTTCAAATTTGAATTGACAAAACAAACAGGTGATTTTACAGAAACTATTACTCCTTCGGATGCTAATGGTACTGTATTTTATGACCAAGCAATTAATGCACCATTCCACAAGATGCAGTCATCTACAAGAAATCAAGTTAAAGTTTTAGCGCAAAACCCAGACTTAAAGATTATTGTAGAAACTAATAACGGAAATGATGATTCAGTAGGGAAATTCTTCCTAGCGGGTCAATATAACGGTATGACAATGACTGGTGGTTCAGGAGCAACTGGAACAGCTTTTGGTGATATGAATGGCTACTCTTTAACATTCGGCGGACAGGAACCTTATCCTGCTAANGAAGTTTCAGGTAGTGATCTAAGCGCAGTTATGACAGGTATTACTGTTTCATAACTAACTTTTTAATATAAGGGTTGTTTTTTTATTAAGGCAACCCTTTTTTAAAATAAAATAAATGATTCAATTACAATACGGAACAACTAGTAGTTTAGAGAATGTAGCATTTTGGAGCAACCAGTATTTTACAGGTAGCACCTTATTGTTTACATTAACATCCTCATTTGCAGGAAATGAAAGTTCTCCAACTGTTTACATTGATCAAAATAATACAAATGCAACCGATAATAATGGTTGGATTTTATTTGATATTAGTGGTTCAGATGTCCCAGCAAATAGTGGACACTATGAAGCTAATATTTATAATAGAGTAACAGGTAGTGCAATTACTTGGGCAACAGCAACTGATATATGGAATACAATTGCTCAACAATGGGATGAGTATTCATCAGCTGAATCAGCAGGTGAATTACTAGCTACCGAAAGAGTATTTGTTACAGGAAGTGACTATCAAGAACAATACAAATATCAAACAGCTAACGAATTAGCATATTACAACGTATATAATGGGTAAAGTAAATTTTTCAAATATTAAAAGGGATTCCTATTCTAAAAAAATGAGTAGTGAAAAAAAGGATAAACAATTTATCCGATATGGAGAAGATAATCAATTCCCAGATTATTTAATTGGTTTATATAACCATTCATCAACACACGCAGCGTGTGTAAATGCAGTAGTAGAAGGAGTAAGAGGTGAAGGATTAATAACTGAAGATGAAGAAATATTAGAAAGAGCAAATCGCATGGGAGAATCTTGGACAGAGATTTATAATAAAATTGCTTTAGATTATAAATTATTTGGAGGATTCGCATTAGAAGTTATTTGGAGTAGAGATAAAACTACAATAGCTGAAGTATACCATATAGATTTCTCATATATTAGAGCAAAAAAGAAAGACCACAGGGGCAATTGTCCAGGTTATTTTATATCAAATGATTGGAAAAAGAACTTTCAGTATAGCACTAGAATTAATTTAAATGATGTACCTTACTTACCTATATTCGATCCTAGGAATAAAAAGTTTGAAGGTAGACAAATATATGTCCATCAACCTTACTCACCAGGAAAGGAATATTATCCTTTACCAGACTATGTTGGTGCAACAAAAATAATTGATCTAGATCAAGAGATAGACAATTTCCACATTAATAATATAACAAATGGACTAACACCAAGCCTTGCAATTACTACATATACTAATGCTACTGATGATGAGCGAGAAGCAATAGAAAGAATGTTAAGAGAGCAATATGCAGGCACCAACAATGCAGGTAATCTAATTTATATGGATGTACCTTCACCGGATGTCGCCCCTACGATTACTCCAATAGCAAATAATGCAGCAGACACTTATTATACAACAATAAATGATATGACAGTTCAAAAAATATTAACTGCTCATAGGATTACATCTCCTGCTTTATTAGGTATTAAAGAAAATGTCGGTTTAGGCAACAACGCAGATGAACTTGAAACTGCATATAGATTATTTTTAAACACAATAGTAGTCCCATACCAACAAAACATTCTTAGTGTAATAGAATATTTATTATCAATAAAATACACAGACAAAATATCAGTAGGTGTAATACAGAAAAACCCACTATATGAAGGTGGTTTAGATAACGAGAAGGAAGTAGTAACTTCACAAGAAGCAGAAGTTGAAGAAATACAAGATTTAGAAGAACAAGTAGACGAATTAAACAACTAATTATGACAGATACGTTACTTTTATCATGGACTAAGTTAAAACAATGGAGTGATATTAATGATTCAGTTGATCCTGACTTAATAAAGAACAACATTCGTTTATCACAAGACATTGATTTACAAAGAGTTATAGGAACATTATTATATCAAAAATTACTTGATTTAGTAAAAGCAGGAACAATTGATGATGCAGGTAATGCTGTATATAAAACTTTACTTGACACGTATGTTCAACCTATGTTACTTTACGCTGCCTACTATGAGACATTAGAGAGTATTTACTTGAGGCCCCGAAATAATGGATTACTAACCCCACAAGGTGGAGAGAATAGCATTTCTGTAGATAGACAAGTGTATGATATGAAAAGACAAAGTGTAAGAAACAAAATGGAATTTTACGCTGACAAATTAACACGATTTATAACTGAGCAACAAGCAGATTATCCTGAATTAAATCAAAATACATTATTATATCAGCAAGTAGCTGATTATGGTTCACAATATTTTGCACCAATTGTATTTAAATCTAATGTAAGATCAAGGTATCTAAATTTAGCAAGAAGAGCAGGTTTACCAATTGTTGATTCAGCTTATAGTCAATACCCACCACCAATTTTTAGAAGAAACAGATTTTAAGTATGGCAACTAATATAAGTAATTTACCAATATCATCCTCGTTTCAAGATTTAGTTCTTGAAAGTGGATCCCTATTACAAAACGCAACAGGTAGTGTAATTAATAATTTAACAATTACATCATCATTTGCTATAACAGCATCACACGCNACAAATGTNCCAGATACAGCATCANTTGCTNTAAGGGCANNTTCAGCATCGATGGCAGATAGTGCTTCATANGCAGTATCAGCATCAGTTGAGATAANAAAAGAAGTATCNTCATCATACGCTGATGTAGCAGGAGTAGCACAANATGTAGCTGGTGGAGATGTTGATGGTGCAGTAGCAAGTGCTTCATTTGCAGAAACAGCATCATTTTTTGATGGAAGTGTAGTAAGTTCTTCATTTGCTGAAAGTGCTTCAAGAGCAGTAAGTGCTTCAATGGCTGATAGTTCATCATACGCTGTATTAGCGAGCGATGCAAGGGATTTAATTATTGGTGTAAAATCTTCTCAAGCAACAACAATATTAAAAGGACAAACACTACACGCTGTAGGAGTAACAGGCGAGAATATAAATGTAGTAACAGCATCAAATGATAATTCGGCAAATATGCCAGCAATTGCAGTAGCAAATGAAAATATAAATGCTGGGGCTACAAGCACTGCTATAATAAGTGGTAAAATTATAGGTATTGATACAGATGGATTAGTAGCAGGAGCAAATGTTTATGTAGGTGTTAATGGAGGAATTACAGGAACAAAACCAACAGGAACAGCATTAATACAAAATATAGGTGCAGTAGGTAAAATAGATGCAGTAGATGGAGAATTAGTAGTATTAGGAAGTGGAAGAAGTAATGATTTACCAAATATAACAAGTGGATACTTTTGGATAGGTAATGAAAATCAAGTACCAACAGCGATTTCTACGTCGTCACTTTCAGTAGTCAG